GATACATGGCGTTGCTAGCCTGCTGGCTAGTAGAACCAGAAACAGCTGCCAAGTTTGCAATGCCCTTAATGGCTTGAACCGACGTATCCAAGTCTACACCAGCAGCCGTGAATGTACCAATGTTTTTGGTCATCTCGGTGAAGTTGTAGATGGTCATATCCGCATAATGATTCAGCTCATCAAGCGCGGCATTAACCTGATCAATGGTTGTACCTTTACTTTGAGTATTAGACAAAATTGTCTGAACGGCACCGATTTGGGTCTCGTATTCGGCAAGACCGGTCTTTATTGGGTCGATAGCAAACGCGCTGATCATTTGCTTACCAAGCCCAACCACCCGATTGGTGATGTTAGAAATTACCGTGGCGGCAACCACATCGAGAGTCCTAAAACGCATCGAAATGGTATCTACGCCGTCGGAAACGGGGCTAAGATCAAGCTTAGATGCGGCAGTCGAAAGACCATTGAGGCTATCACTGGCCCTATCGAAATTCAGACTAGCTTTCAGTCGGTCGATTGTGTTGAGTGAACGTTTGGTTTCTCTTTCGAACTGTGCGTTGTCAAATTGCATCTGAACAACGCGGTCATCAACTTCTCTAGGCACTAATGCATCACCTCTTCCCACACCCTACTGGCCATATCATCGAAAATAGGCTTCAGTACAGGGTTAATATAATCGATGCCTGTGACATATCCACCATTATTTGTAGCATGACCGTACTGCAATATAATGGCTATAGGAACGCCGTCGACAACATTTGAGTTATGAAAACTCAACGTCATTCCAGATTTAGTTGTCGAAATGTCGTAATACCAGCTTTCAGCCGTCTTACCGGTATCTACCGGAGTATTCTTACGCAAGAGAGCCACTCCCTCTTCGCCATATCGTTTTAAGATATCAGTTATTCTTCCGGAAGAGGCTTTCTTCAAAAACTTAGTAGTCTTGCTCCAATTTCCATTTTGATGAAAACGTATCATCTTACGTGCCAAAGAATCACCCCCTGGTTTTAAGACGAGACCTTCTCAATTCGTTTTGTTCACGTTGCCAGGCCAAAGCTTCAGCTTTGCTCATCGGTTTACCAGGGTTAACTCTTTCTTGACATACTCTGATCAGAGTCATGAGATGATTCAAATGCCGCTTCTCAAATTCAAGTGGTATGTTGTATTCGAACATGCTGGCATAAATCGTTTCAGACGTTTGTTTATGTCTTTTGGACGGGGTCTTGTGTTTTTGCGGCTTTAAGTTACCAAAAGTCGTCGCTGTTGACGGGTCATTGATGTATTTAATAATGGCATCCACATTTTGCTTCGTCATTCTAAGATAAACTGAATCCGGAAGATCCTTCGGAGATATCGTCATGCAACGATAGTAATCCATAAGTTCTTCCGGAGATAGTTTATCCAGATTAGGAAGCAACGGTTTATGCCATTTGCGTTCCCAATTAGCTAAGGACAGCAGCGAATGCTCGAGTTTTATTGTCACTGGCTTTTCGCAGGCAACGAAAATCTCTCGCTTGTCGTCCCAGCCTTCCGTCCCAGGAACAATTATCTCTATCATTATTTTGCCTCCTTAGCGTCCTTGTATTACTTGGATGCGGGAGCAACCGACATGGGAGCTTTCTCTTTGGGTTTGGGGATAATACCGTTAAAGAACTCAACGGCCTTATCGGTATTGGTGACCAGCTCCATGTACAGATTGTTGTAAGCGTTAGTGGAAGCAAATTCCTCCCAAACTTCATCATTCTTGATGAAGTGAACGCCGTCGGCACTCTTAACGCCGTAGCTCATCTTGATCAGATCCTCGAAAAGCCGGATCAATTCAATCTGACTTTTGGCATTGAGAATGTCGTTCACCTTCTTCTCGAAACCACCAGGAGTCTCAAGTTCAAGCTTTGCGATCTCGCGCTCAGAAAGATGGAACCAATAATCCTGGGTACGAGTATTCCCGTCGAAGTCCTCGTAAGAAATAGTTTTCTTGATCATGTTTATTCTCCTTTTAATAAAATAGGGCCTGCCCCCTACGAGATGTAAGAAAGCAGGCCACAGTTAAACCATTTTGAATTTTCGGAAGATTACTCCTGGGTGAACATCGCAATGACCTCATCAGGAGTGGGCAGAGTAGGCTCGTTCGACTCATCGCCGTACAGCTTAGCCTCCAGTGCAGCCAGATCGGTAGGATCAGCCGTGACACTGTCAATAGTCATGACAGCAGTGGGATTGTAGCCGCTAACTGCCACAGGGTTGGTCTCGCACTCCCAGCTGAAGGTGATGGCGTCGGGGGAGTCGTTGATCGTGGTATACGCCTTCTCGGAAGGAGAAGCAGTCGCACCCCACACAATATGCAGCTTATAGCCAGCATTGTTGGGGTTGACATCGTTACCCTGAGTAGTAACCCAGGAGAAACCAAACATGGTGCGAGGCTGCTGGCCGATAAACACGCCAGGCTTTGCCTCAGCAGAACCGTCACAGGGACCAAACTCGGGAGG